TCAGATCGCTTGGATTGAGAGAAGAGCTGAACAATGAACCTGAAGTAACCATTTCAAGCTCAGACCAATCCTTATCTTCAAATGTATCAGAGTCAGCTTGGTTTAGAACCTTAGCATAGATCTTAATATCAGTTGTTGAAGGTCTGTATGCCTTGATGTATACTTTAATATCTTCAGCATCTAAGTCCTCAGCCAATTCTAAACTCTTAGAGACGTACTTGCATTGGGCATTACCGTAACGTGTATTCTCATTAGTAGAAAGGTTATTAATAATATTCTTCTGTAACAATACACTTGCTGGGTTAACGTCAACAACTGGTGAAGTATCTGTATAGTTAGAAGTAAGTGTTAATGTTGTACTGAATGACTTATTAACTGAGGTGCCAGAAATTTCATTTGATCTACTCTTAATAACTGCTGAGTCATTAAAGCCAACAGGATTTCTGCTACCGAGGTTAAGGGTGCTAGAAGAGGTACCACCAGCAGCCTTAGTAAAGGTACCAGAGAGGCTTACAGCAGTTCCTGGAATATTTAATGTACTAATGAATGGTGTAAGTACAGTACCGTTAACGTTATCAATACTAATAACCTTTGCTAGTGCATCTGATTTATCACCTACGATGTAACCATAATAGGTAGAGTTAGAAGTACGTACAAGGAAGTTACTGTTTGAAGAATTGCTATCTTCAATAAACAACTTACCCTTGTTAGCATTATAAGATGATAACGTGCCACCTACGACTTTTTGTAAGCTTACACTATTAGAGGTAGAGTTACTTACTGATAGTAATGGAGGTCTGTTAACAGTAAATGATGTTGAGTTAGCAGAAACTACTCTTAATACATCAAAGTCTGGGTCTACAGAATAATGAACACTATCGGTAATAGTAGCATTAAACGGTGCGTCAACGGAAAGTGCTGTAGCTGATGCAACGTTTGTAATCAATCTAACTTCATCACCAATCATAATGAAATCACCATTAGCATATGTTGTGGTGAAATCAGTAGTAGTCGAGGTAGAGTTAGTAACTGATGTACCGGTTACCTTAACGTTAGCAGTACCTAAGGATGCATTACTTCCAAATACAAACAGCACTCTATCATTAGCTGATAATGTAGAGGTTAAGCTGTTGTTAGTAGTAACAACATAAGACTGATTGTTAGTTGTCAATGAGGTGTTAATATAAGTGTTGGTCATCTGAGCAACATCTTCACCGGGTGTAAATGAACCGCTTATAGCATTAACTGTTAAGAATTCATAGTCACCATTATTAAGAACTAGCGTACCGCTGGATCCACTAAAGTCTGCTCTGTTAACTGTAAACTTAATGTCTTCGTTCTGTACAGCAGTAAATACCTTATCAGATACAGAGAAGAACATGGTACCAAGACCCCAGCTCTGATTGCTGATTAGAGATGTATTAGCTACATCAGGTACACCGGTTTCAGCTGTCCAAATTCTGTACTCTGGAGAGTTACCATCTGGTGCTAGAATAATAGCATAGTCTTTATCTGCTCTTACACAAACAGGTGAATCGAATGTGAACTTAGTGGCTGTTGTACCATTTGAGCTCACATTAACTTCGCTAGAGCGCTTGTATACTCTTGAGAACGGTAAGACAATGCTTGTAGGATATCCAGAATCGCTGACCTCTCTTACCATTAATGTAACACCTTTTGAAGCATCTTTCTGTTTGAAATAAACATCAATAGATGAAAGGTAGATATAATCAGCACCCTGTTGTCTCTGAACAAAGAATGTTTGTGATAATGGATCAGAACTTTGTGGTACAGGGATTTCAGTCATACTTGTAACAACATTACTGTATGAGTATCTAACCCCAGAAACAGAAGTATTGACTGTTCTTACATCACTAAACGTTTGTGTATTAAAGCCTGAGCCTGTAGTATCAAATGTTTTTGTGCTGAAAGTAAGGTTTTGAGCTGTACCGGATGTAGTAAATGAACTGAACTTGCCTGTAGCTTTTGAAGTAGCAGATAGTTCGCTTGCTAGTAAGCTTACGTCCATTAACAAGAACTCTTTCTCACCAGTAGTAAATGTATCACTTGGTAAGGTAACAATAACAGCAATCTCACCGGTGTTGTTAGCAAACAAACCTGGCGAAGAGCCTTTGTTGTAAAGAGGGCTAAAGTCAGACAGAGACATGTTAGAGAAGTTAGACACCTTAGCTGGTTCAGAAGCTGATGTTAGGTCTACCTTATCGAAATACACATAGTGCTGTGCACCTGGTCTTAAGCCAGAGCAGTAAATAGCAACTCTTTGACCGCGAATATATGGGTTAATATGAACGCTGGTAAGTAAGTTATTAACCTCTTGTGTTGATGAAACAACTGGAGGTGTTGAGATATTTACTCTTGAGTCCTGGTATGTCTGTCTGATATTACGAGTCCAGTTTGTTCTGGTTAACTCGTTATAACCATCTACAATGTATCTACCCGATGCATCAGTAGTGCTGTAGTTTACTCTTGTTGATGAAGAGGTATTAGCATATGATGTTGCTGTACCAAGTAACTTTGTCGCCGCAGTTACCTTGCTGTTAATCTCATTCTGTGCATCTACGAGAGAGGCAAGAGGGTCAGCAATATTAATATCAACAACAGTAGTAGCTTTAACTTCTGAATCAAAGAAGTTATCTACCTTAGGTGTAACAATCATATTGCCTTTGAAAGACCAATTTTGCTCAACTAAGGTTCTTTCTTTATTAGCAATATTTTGCTTAATAAGTTCCTTCTCAGTGTAAGGAAGCATTACTAAATCACCAATCTTCGTAACTCCTGAACTAGAAGTAGAGTTGTACTTAAGATTGATTGGATAGATCTCTTGCTGTGGAATCAAACGTGAAGTGTTTGTATCTACTAACGCCTTATATTCACCATCGTTGAGATCGGAAATATTATAGTTGTCAAATGAGTCAACAAAGAAACCATTCTTAAATACCGCAATAGATGAGTTAGACTCACTAGGTATAGAAGTAGTGGCTGCGTTAGCCTCTAATGTATTAAGAAGGGTGTAGTACTCTAGTTTCTGTAAACGGTTCTCAAGCTCACCAATATCCTTCATGGTGTAGCGTTGGGTTTGAAGAAGAGAGATGGTGTTCTTCAAATCCGGACGCTTGGCAACACTAGATGCCTTTGCTGAAAGACTTGGGTATGGTGTGATCTTGATAATACCAAGATCCATTGAGGTGCGTTCTCTTTGAGGTGGTAATGGGTTATTAGAAGGAACACCTTCAACAACTCTCATTCTACCATCTTCGCCAACAACAATTCTATCTACTCTACCAAGGTATGATTGAATGTCACATTCAAAGCTTCTTGAAGGAGATGGGAAGAACTTCTCACCTGTTACAAGAGTCTCAGTAGTAGATGGGTCAATAGATGCACCACCAGTAGTAGAAGAGAGAACGGCAGTATTTGCAACAATAGGTCTGAAGTCAATACTATCTCTTAATGATAATGCTTGACCAGATGTTCTTGAAACGTAAACTGGAATGCTCTCAGTTCTGATCTTATTGTCTGGTAGTGGTGTTGTGCTATCATCAACTGGATATGATTCAGTAGATAGGTACTTTCCTGACGAATGAGTAAATGCTTTTACTTTAACAAGCAAGCAGTTAGATGAAGTAAGATCTATAGTAGAGCCTGGAGCCTTACTAATGTAGGCTAGGCCGTAGTAGTTATCCTTCTGTCCGCTATCTAATTCAAATTCGGCTGCATAGTTAGTTGTTGCATCTGAATAAGTATTACCTGTTCCGACATATACACCTTCGATGCTTAACACATCAGGTATACCTAAGCACCATGGGCCGGTAGTAGAACCAGAAAGCTTGCTTGTAGAGAGTTTAACGTAAACAGGGTTGTTAAGTGACTTAACACGTACACCTGGTTCAAAATTCTCTAGATCGTGATAAACCGTAAATGCGGTTGTTGAGTTAATTGCAGCACCAAGATCAACAGTAAGACTTGTAGTGGAATTAACAGTAATAGATTTTCCATCTCTTGTAAAATCAACAGGCACATTGGCTGGGTAAGCCATGTAGTGACCATTTGAAGTGGCACTGAATCCCGCAGCGGATGCTAGCGTTAACAATGTGTTGTTGCTGATAGATGAAATTCTGATTGGGTTTTGCGTACCAATCTTGATATAGTCACCTACTTCATAGGTTGATAGGAACGTTGTAGATGTTCCTGTTACGTTTGTTTGACCGGAAGTCGTTGCAACAGTACCTGCACCATTTGACGAGTGGTAAGCAGTTGCTGTTGGAATAACAATAAAGTCGTCTGCATCAGCATCGGTAAGCGTACCAACACCGTATGGTAGGGTATTACCACCAGAGAAACTAATTGTTACGGAACCACCTGTTGTAAATGTACTATTAGTAGAGGTTCTAAAGATAAATTCTTCTTGGTTAAATTCACGAACAGCAAAAGTACCTGAATTGAAAACAAGAATGTCATTCTCAACATCTTTAATTGTTGCAGCACCGTTAGTTAGAACAACGTCAGCCAATGCTGTAGAACCGATGCTTAATGATCTTGTATCTTTAAATGCATAGCCGCCAGACATTCTAACATCAAATACATACACTTTATATTGTGCATCTGGGGTACCAATCTTACCAGAACTATATTCAATAGATCTTACTTTAGCTGTACCAATCACTGAGCCAGGTGATGAAGGTGTACCACCGCTATTATCAGTAACATCTGTACCCGCTGTGTTACGGAGGTTAATAGAAGTGCCTTCTTTGATTTCAAATAGACCAAGCAATTCTTTAACCATAATGTAACTACCAAACTTGGTGTTGATAGTTTGATTAACTGTATTTGAGTAATCAGTACCTTTTCTTGCAGCTACTCTAATAGAGTTAAGAGTCTCAATTCTTTGACCTCTTACATAAGCAGTACCTGATCCAACTACAACGTTAAAGTGTGTGGTATTACCAGTAATATCTTCTGTGTTAAGCTGGAATGGTTTAATTACATAATCACCACTCTCTTCAAACGTTCTTCTAGAAAGTTCGGTATTGATAGAATTGAACTGAGTGTTAGTTCTATCCTTAACAACATTACCATTTTCAAATTCTAATAGAGATAAAAACTCTGTATTAGCTTCTGCATCGGTTTTAGAGAGTACGGTAAGTGTTGGTGTTAACTTAAGTCTATTTGCACCAGGTGCAGCAAAGTTAGGTGTACCTGTTGCTAGATCAAGAAGTGTAGAATCGGCGTTACTATTAACAACAGCCTCAATAGTTCTGAAACCAACTACCTTGTTGTTTGCAATAAAGCTATACTTCTCTAAAACTTCTTCTTGAGCATCAACATTGATAAAGAAGCCTTTTTGATAGATGATACCGTCTGATGTCTTAACAGCAGCACCAGTACCAACTGAGTTAACTACGGAAGCAACCGTCAATTCAGAAATATAATTCTTAGCTGTAAGTGCACCACCAGAACCAGTAGAAGTAGTGATAGAGACGTTTGGAGTAGATGTATAGCCAGTACCTTTTGATTGTACGGATACATCAGTAATTTGACCGGTAGCATCGGTTGTAAGTACCGCTGTAGCGCCAGTGCCACCACCACCAGAGAAGGTAATAGTATCAGAGTTAGAGTATAAAGAACCAGCAGTAACAACGCTTACATCTTCAATAGTTCTTTGTCTGCTGAATACCTTAATGGTCTGAGCATTGGCGTAGGCCTTCTCACCAGAGGTACCTGTATTGATATACTTAATGTAAAGTGTGTTGAGATCAGGATCTTGTGATTCAAAACCTGTCTTATAATTAACTACTAATGATTGTAAGTTAGCGCTCTCTTGGATAAGAAGAGTGTTAGCGTATGAAGGCAAGCTTACTGGCTGACCATCGTTCTGACTATCCAGAATCTTAATGTAGTCATATCTTATGTCAACAGTAAGAGAACAGCCTCTAATAATAGTACCAGTCTTATAAATGTTATCACCAAATCTTTCGATCTGGCTTTGTAAGATGGTTTGTAATTGTGTTAATTCTCTAGCCTGTACCGCTACACCTGGGCGAAATAAAACGCGATGATAGTTCTTAACCTCACCGCCATTGTCTGCATAAAAGTCATCAAAGTACGGTGTAACGTTGAGATTTGTATCTAAAGGCATGCTTTCCTCTTAAAAATTGAGAATCAATCTAATTGTTTCAGATTGACTATTTGATCTTGATATTGGAGTATTATTTTCTATGTATAATACCTTTCCAGAACCTTTTACAAGATCAGGTGTGTACTTGTTGCTACCTAGGGTAATAGTATTTGAGCCGTTATAAACTTGGAGTTGTTGGGCTGGGTCGGCGTTAATAGGACCTTTTTCCGATGTGAGGAAAATGTATGAACTATTAGCTGAATGGTAGTAAGCATTGCTTAACGCTATATCATCTTGATATAATAATGCATCCTCTGGAATAGTACCAGAAGTAGATGTATAGGAAATTCTAGTTCTATTATCTAAAGTATTCCAGTTATTAAAACTCTTTTCACCAACCTCAATAGCAGTAACGTTAGCAGTTGCACCAGACGAAGCACCGACAATCATCTTACCGGTAACAAACTTAGGTGTGCTATTAGATAATGTTACATATGGTGTGCTGTTACCAGACTTAATACCTTGTGCTAGAACTGAGGTGTGGGAGATTTGCGCAAATGATGTAGTAATAGAAGCATTTGATGTAAGAGTAATACTGGTAGAGTTTGTTACACTGCTTACAGTTTTAATCTTGCTAAGGTTAGTAGTAATATCTGTAATTAGAACTAGATCACCGGCTACTAGAGCATTACTAAAGTCAGTACCAACACCGGTAACTGTAGTGCTATTTTCTGTAGCAGATACTGTACCAATAATCTTCTTTCTGCTTATCTGGTAGATTACTTCAGTATTAGAGAATGTACCTACTTCAGTATCAAGTGTAAGTGTTACGTTCTTAAAATACGGATCTTTAATAATAGCAATCTTACGATAATCGTTCTCAGTAGTAACATAACCACTTTCATTAGTATTGTATGTTACACTAATACCTACGGACTTAGCACCTAGTTCAGATGGTGCATCGAACCCGTGACCGCCAATTGGAGGTATAATTACCTTAACGGTAGCAGTATTAGAAAGACCGCCTGTGTTACCGTTAACGGTAGCAGTACCGTATGTGTAATTACTACCTCTATTAATAATATTAATTTTAGAAATAAAGTTATTAACAGAGGAATTAGATGATACTGTTGCATATGCAACTGCGCCAGTTCCATCTCCACTTACAATTACATCTGGTGCAATAGTATATGATGAGTTTGATGCAGGTGCTGTAGTAAATGCAGAATTAACAACCGCAACTCTTGTTGATGCGTTGTAGTTAATAATTCTTCTTAATTGACCGGCACCTGTACCAGAGGAAATATATAAGGCACTACCAACGTAAAAATCGGTATTAGATGATGCACTTGTTGATAGTCTATAGGTTGTTGTATTACCAGCAATAGTAGGGATAGATTCTCTTATATCGTCGGTTTGGAATTGACCGGTAAGTGTTGCAACATAATCAGAGCCTGTGTTAGTAATTCTGATAACATCGATTGCACCAGCAATAGTACTACTTGAGACGTTAGCACTGGTGTAAATAGGCATGTAATCGCTTGTAGCGAACTTATTAAATGTAGTATTGGAAACAGAATACATTAGTTTCCAAGTGTAACCATCATTTGTAGTAATAAAGTTGCACGCACTCTCTGATGTACTAGAAGGTACAGTATTAGAAGCAACACCTCTATTATTATCTAAACACTTATAAACATAGGTAGGGTCGCCTAATACAGCAACATAAAATTGCTTAGAAAATAAACTACCATCGTCTTGATCGTAGTGATCGTAAACCGTATTTGATGTCCAAATATATTTTGGAACCATTAAGTTTACATCACTAGGGGATACCTTTTTACCGAAGATAGCTTCGTTGTAAATATCAATCTCTACCTCAGAAATGTTATCCGTAGGCGTCGGTGTAGTAGTATCACCACTGGCATAGCTGGTATGCTTAGATGCAAGAACGTAATATATGTTGTTAGCTGGCTCACTAAGTGATTCAATAAATTGCTCACCTAAGTGTGCTCTTAACTTATTAGGTATAAGTGTTGTCATGCTTGTGTAATGGTCATTGAGGCGCTGATATCGAGATTAGCAATAGGTGATGTTACAACTCGACCGAACAATTTTTTACCGGAGATGTGAAGTACTTGTTTAAGTACTTCGTTGTATTTGTCAAGAGGTAAACTTGTTTGAATCTCATAAGAGTAGTTTTGATAATACTCACCATCGTGAATATATTTAGCATCGTCTAAGAAACCTCTTGTTGATGAGTAATATCCAGCACCCACACCTTGTGTCGCAACATTAGCCGATCCTGAAGCTGCTCTTAAACCATCAAGCGATAATAAGGTGAGACCTTCGTTATTTTCATATCCAAGCCCTGAGTCAACAACAGTAGCAATTGTAATTGTTCCGTTAGATGCTACAACGTTGGCGCTAATAACAGCGTTATCACCAATAACATTTGAAGAGGTGTCCTCAGTTACGCTTACAACATTAGCTTCGGCACCTGAGGTTACTCCTATAGCTAACTCTCCACTCTTGAAATCAGTAAAGAGACTTAAGCGTCTGAGATTAAGAGTGTTATTAGATGCAGCTGTAACTCTAGCACGAGCTGTAGTAGAGGCAGTACATGCACTTGCATTTGTAATAGATGAAATGCTACCAGTAGTTAAACCGTATAGTTTATAAATGCTTGAATTAGATGCACCACTTATTGTTGTAGAACCTGGGGTAGGAGATGCATTACTTGATACTGATCCGTTTGTAAATGTACCCTGTACATTCTTAACAATTAGAGTAGTAGAATTAGAAGTAACCAACACACCATTGGCTGTTGTACTTTGAGTAATCTTATTACCGGGTTCAAAGTTAGTGTTTGACGATACGGTCAGTACACTTACATTAATAGTATTTTGCCATGTACCGGTGTTGCTTACTAGCACAGTTGAGTGCACATTAGAAACTAAATTACGAGTATGTGAGTACACAACACCGGTTGCTGTATTAGAAATACCATCGGTTGAATATGCAATTTCACTTACCTCATATTGAAGGCTAGTATTACCTGAATAAGCATTAGAAGTAATAACAACACCAGGCTGTGAGGTAACTTGGTTAACATATTCACCAACAACAAAACTACCGCTGTTAACACCTATCTCTAAGAGAATATCGCGCTTTCCTAACGATGCAACAGCAGGTTCGTAAGCAACAGTGAATGGGTTAGCGTTATAATCCTCACCGGGGTTAATAGCTGATAGTGTAGATATTGATCCAATTGCTTTTGTTTCAAAAAAGAACAAATCAATTAAAGGTGTAGTAATGTTACCATCAAGGTATTTTGGGAAGCCATACTTGGCACCAGGTATAAGATTTGCACCAGTACCCACCCCTGTTGAACCACCAGTTGAATTAACAATAGAAACAGATGGGGTGGTGATAATACTATTACCGGTATTAGATGATAATATTACTTGAACAATATTACCTGATGCATCTGTAATTAAAGAGGCATTACCTGCACCAAAAGATCCAGCACCACTATTACCACCAGTAAATGTAACAATGTTTGTGTTGTTATAGCTAGTACCTGAATTGTATATTAATACAGTATTAAGATATCCATAACCAGAGTTCATACCTGTAATGAGCATATTGCTATATTTTACTGCGTTAGAACCAGGGCCATCATTATTAGAACTAATATAATCAGTTGCTATTCTAACAGTCTCACTGTCGGAGATATAACCAACACTAAAGTCGGCATTTTGACCAGTATAGATCGATACAGTATTAGCAAACGTGTTTGAGCTTATACCGTAAATAG